ATAGTAAATTATGAACATAAAATTATTTCGTAGTCTAATTGAACCCTTCAAAGGTTATATTAGGTTACAAATAAAGTAGAAATATTACTGCTTTGATTTAGCTATGTTTTTAATAAATTCTTTTCCTTGGATGACTTCAATCTCTGCTTCCACTTCTCCACAAACTATCTGTGTAGTTTTCATATTGCGTTCCATAATTCTCTTGTTTTTTAAACACTCACTTAAAGAAGACTGGATGGTATGTTCTATTAAAACACCCCCTGAAAACAAACATAATGCTATAACTACTTTAATCACTTAATGTCCATTTCCATTTGCAAAAGCTATATCTCTTGTAGCATCTTTTAGTTTTTCTACATCTTTTTGAAGTTTTTCTAATTGAGTTTCCATGTGATCTAGCATGACCTGAGTATGTAAATTTTCATCTAAGATAGTTTGATGTTTTTCTACTTGTTCTGCTAAGAACTCTAGTAACATGAATTGTTCGTCATCGGCTGGAAGGTTGCCCATCAGACCCCTCGGCCATTTAATTCTAAAGTCAGTATTAAGTTCTAAGTCTTTTTCCATCAACTCTAGTCTAGTGCTATGTTGATTGAGGGTTTCCATGATGCCAAAATAGGCATAAACACCCACTGCCACACCAGCTATAATGGATAGCATATTTCGAATGGGCATCGAAATTGATGTGTCGTCTGATAGCTTCATGGAAGTTGTTTATAATTATGGTTTTGGGTGGTCTGTTTTAACTTTTGCTATCGCATCACTCCAAGTATTAGTGCCATTCACACTATCCCAATACATCATGTCCATTTGGTCTTGAATACTAGGATAAGCACTAGCTCTATCTCTTTGATACTTATTGTTGTCATACTCAGTTTGTAATAAGGTTTTTTCTGCACTTACTTGTGACCATGTATAAGGCTTTGTATCAGAAAAGATAGCAGTACCATTAGCATCTGCACCTGATACAAAATCAACACCACTGTTGTATTCTGCTTCAGATGTTGGCTCACCTCTCACAACAAATTCGTGGTTTACATTACCCTTTTTGTTGAGAGATTGTATTGCTGTTGCTATGTCTGTCATTATTTTCTCCTTTGTTAAATTTATCCAGCTACTTCCATAACTGTTATCATGTTTTGACCTTCACCCATATTTACAGTTGTAACTGTATGTCTATTAAGTGAAACTGTATAAGTTAATGCACTTGTGCTACTTGGACTATCTAAATAAGAATAAGATGACCTTGCTCTATAATTAGCACTACCACCTGCACTTTGATAATAAACATCATAGTCTGTATTGGTTGAAAATATTGAACTTCCATTTCTTAATATTTTTGTTTGAAATCCATTAGAATTTCCACTTTGATAAATAAAAGCATATTGCAAATTTAAAAGCACAAGTATTTTACTACTAGTAGATGAAGGAGTAATAGTTACACTTAAACCAATATCTGTATCTGCATCAGTAGATATTGCAACAGATGTACTATCTACATCTTGTAAAACTTGTAAAACTTTCCCTGTATCAATTCCACTAGGCAAAGCAGTAACAGAACTGATTGATTGATTATTAAGTCTAACTAACGCCATTATGCTAGTACCTCCATTAAAGTAAGTGAATAAAGTGTACTGTCATTTGTTACCGAAGATGTTCCACCTGAACCCATACCAAATCCTAAAGTGTATTGTTGAGCCGAAGTCGTATTAGGACTATCAACATAAGAACCATTTATATTAAAAGTTGCATTACTAGCTGTATTAATACCACTACTTCTATTTCCTAAATTGGTTCCACTAATTGTTCCTCTAAAAACAGAAGCCTTAGCAAAAGACACACTACTAGTAAATATTTGTAAATTAACACTGAAAAGAATTATTATTTTACTACTAGTGCTAGTAGGAGTTATACTTGCATTTAGCATTTCACTAAAAGAAGTGCTTGTTGATGTAAGATTTGTACTACTTGAATTGTAAATAACTTGACCAATCTTACCAAAGTTTCCATCAGTCTTTGCATAGGTTACAGCACCATTGTTTATCTTAGCAGTTGTAACAGCATTACTGCCTAACTTCGCTTCTGTAAGAGCTCCGTCTGCTACAGTCGTAATTAACCCTGTACCATAATGCAATATCCAATCACAAGTATCACTACTAGACACTGTGGTATCAAAGGTAATCGTTGAACCACTCACACTAAAGTTGCCTTGCTGTACGACACCACTAATACTAATCAATAAGTTGTTAGCACTAATAGGTACAAAGTTTGTTGATGATTTCTGTAAGGTGTAACTTGCTGAACCATTAAATGTTAAGTTATCGAGTACCTCTACATTGGATATGTTTTCTGTACCTCTACCTATATATGCCATATTAAACCTCTGGTTTTGTTGGGAATACCACAGCTTCAACATCTGCTACTGTAGTTAATCCGTTAGTAATATCTCTTAATGCTTGTCTGTATGCTGTCATTTCAGCAGTCATGGTTTGGTCAGACAAGGCTAAGTAATCTGTTTGTGCTAGTAGTGAGTTTCTTTTTTGTCTTAAATTATCTAAAGAAAATTCTAAATCACACTCACTATCATATTGTTCTAAACTTTCTAAAGAAGGTTTTGGAATATTTAAATTCCATGACTCAATATAATCACCATTTCCAACATTAGCTAAGATTACATCATTATCAAAATTAATGTTATTAACGCCATTAAGTTCTGCGTATTTTTTTATTTTTAAATATAAATATGCCATAATTTACTCTATTATTTTGTAACCAAAAAAGTTACTACCTATATTACCCCTGAAAAAAATAGAAGTTCCGTCATATCTACGACCAAAGATTTCTACATAATCTCCAACAGATAAATCTATTATACAAGAAGCAGTAACTACATAATCTTGTGTACCTTCAATAATGTTAGGAACAGAACCATAGTTAGTCCAAAAGAAATGTCCGAACTGTTGATACTGAGAACCATTTTTGTAAACACAGATATATGATGACCTACCTGATGAAGTAGAACCAAAGTTTAGGTTTGCTCCAATAAAGTATTTACCAGCTTTTCCTGAAGGTACTACAAATCTATAATTAGAAGTATCATAAGCATTGTCGCTATCATAAACTTCACTGCTAAATTGTACTTTAGTATTAGTATTAGGTGACATTCCTGTTTGGTTTGAGCCACTCATTACAGCATAGAAAGCTGGAGTATTAACTCCACTAGCACCACTCACAGTACCAGTAAACGCATAGGTATCTGCAAGGTTCATACTCTCTGCTTGTATTTTAGATAATGCCATTACTCACCACCCCCATTATCTGTAATTGTGTTTCCTTCTGCTACCCATTCTAGTATTTCTTGGTAGTGTCGGTTTGCTTCATTGTGAGGAACTGATGATACTGTTCCATCTTCAAAAGTGACTTCATAATTTAAAAATTCACTATTAAAATATATTTTTTTTACACTCTGTATCATTTATAACTCCGCATCTGCTGTATAATGAAATTGATATCCTGTGGCTGTTGAATTACTTGCATAAATATCAAAAGAATTTGTATTTTTAGTTATAACTCCACCATAAGCATTATTGTCAGTTGCGTTACCACCTGAATCATAATTAGTCCACTTACCACTGTTCCCACTTTTGTCGTAAATTGTAACTGTTGGGTTTGTTCTTTTTTGAACTGTAAATCTTGTATCGTGTGTTCTGATTTGTTTTGAACTTGTTGATAATCCGTTCAAAGATGACGAACCACTTTCTGTAACAGTACCAGCAGTAATGCCATAGTCATAACTTTTTTCATAATACCTAAGACATCTAGAGAAATTAACATCCCAAGGTAAGAACTCAAAGTCACTAGCAGATGTACCGACTTCTAGTTGTACTCCTGTAATTTGCCAATAGTTTGAAACAGTATCGGCTAAGTTTACTTGTCCAACAGCTTCAACAGCAGAAGAATAAACATGCCAAGAAGTGCCTAAAGTTCCTGATTGATAATTAGAACCAGCAGATAAGAAAAAATAAACATCTAATCCAGCACCATTGTCATTATTAATAGTACCACTTGTATCACCAACATAAGTAATAGTTTTCTTTTCCCATGTATCAACGGAAGATATTGTATAACTTTTTGAAATTCCTCTATTACCATCAGGAGAATATAATTCAATGATATATGTTCCTGTTTTATTAGACTTTACCCAAAAAGATAAAGTTAAACTTTCGGCATTGGAAGTTCCAAATTTCAAATGTTGTAAACTTTGTGCTTCTATTCTTTGATAGAATATATTGCTGTCACCAGCACCTAAACTAGACTGTGCAGTTGTACAAGCTAATTTTAATGATTTAGCAAATCCTTGACCAGTTGGAACATTTGTGTCTTGTGACATTGTAAATTGATAAGTAGGTGACCCTCCTTCATACCATCTAAATCTATCAATTAAATACTGAGAACTTCCGTTTGTTAATCCACTAACAGAAGTACCCCTCTGTGCAATAGACATATCACCATTGATGATGAGGTTTCTGTAAGGATATAAGTTAGATACTTTAGAGGGTGATATAGAACCAGCTAACATATCATTAGTAACAGAACCAGTGGCTGGTGTTTTTGTGCCGACTGTCCTTCCTAAAAATAATACCCAACAGCTATCACTAGCAGAGATAGTTCCCCCTAGTGTTAATGATGTTCCTGATACAGTATAGGTATTAACATTCTGCCTTACATTATTAACAAAGACAGCTACATCTTCTTCATTAGATACAGAATAATCTAAAGTATAAGTAGCTCCCCCATTTCCAGTAATCTGTTGAGAAGCAATACTTAGATAAGTATCTGTCGGTTGTACTCCAATATATGCCATTTATAAATCCTTTAGGTTGAGATGCTATCAACATAGCTAGTTAATACATCAACAGCAGAGGCAGTATCTGCGTAAACTTTTAAAACATCGCCTGACTGCATTACAATCTTTGATCCAGAGTCAATTAATTCTAATGAACCACCTAAAGGAATAGGTGCATCTTTAATTACATAAAAATCTGTACCACCAGAACTAATTAAAACAGTCACATTAACTGCTGTAGTATATTTATTCACACATCGAATAGAGATCAAAGCATCATCGGAATTTGAAGTAACCAAAGTTGTTGGTGATCCTGATGCATTTGAGATCGATGAGCTATAACTTCTTACAAAAT